ATGTTTTCTTTTTGTTTCTAATAAGTCAAAGTGTTTCATTTTTTATTCCCAATTTACAATTGTTTCTAATTTTGGTTTATAATCTTTTTTAGTCATTCCATTTTTCTCAAGGTTTTGATATCTGTAATAATCACCGTAACCTAAAGACATTAATAAGATAGGTCTCTGGTCAACAAAAGGAAGATTCTTCCACATATTGATATCTCTAGGAAAACAAGCTGTATAAGAAACATCTATATTTTCTTCCATGCAAAATAGAGTTAAATGGCTTATAAACATTCCTACTTCAATAGCTGTATTGTCAACTATGTCTTCAACAAATTCAGGATACATCTCATGTGCTACATGGCCTTCCGTTATTGCCTGTTTTACAAAATCATTTGGTTCACATACTCTTGATGTAATAACTAATAAATGAGAATTGTTTTTTATATGATTATAATACTGATTAGGTTTTCCAGAAAATCCAACTCCTTGACCATCTTCTTTTGCTTTATTTTCACTTTCAGATTGTTTAGCAACAAGTTTTTGCCATACTAATTCTTTTTCAACAGTTTTAGTATTATCTAATACATTAATTTTATAAGCCATGAAGTTATTTTTTGATGATGTTGCTTTCCATGATTTTTCTAATAGAATATCTAAAACTTCATTTGCTATTTGTTTATCTTTATATTTGACAACATGTTTTCTTTTACACAATAAATCTAGTGTGTTCATATTATTCCTTTACAATTATCCAATCGTTAATAACTAACATATCTAATGATGTTTTTTTAAATGTTCTTAATGCCTGTTGTGGTGTTTCTACAATAGGTTCTTGACAATTAAAACTTGTATTTAATAACATAGGTATGCCTGTAATTTTATAAAACTCATTAATTAAATTATACAACTTACCATTAAAATTTTTATTAACAGTTTGTATTCTTGCTGTATTATCAACATGAGTTATACCTGGCACTTTATCAGATTTAACTTTACATATTCTACTCATATAAGGACTAGGACTATTTGTATCAAAGTATTCTTTATAATGTTCTTCTAATACAACTGGTGCAAATGGCCTAAAGTCTTCTCTCATTTTTATAGTGTGATTAATAATATCTTTTATATTAGGATTTCTAGGGTCTGCTAATATACTTCTATTACCTAATGCACGATTGCCACTTTCTGATTTACCTTGAAACCAACCAACAATCTTGCCATCAGCAATTGCTTGTGCTACTTCTTTATAGTTTACTCTTTTATCTCCTGTGTAATCATATTCTTTACCAGCAAATGTTTCTGATACATGTATATTGTTGTTTAGAGTATAATCAGCATGCTGATAGGCACCAATGGCTTGTCCTTCATCACCAACAGCAGGTGGTAAAAATACATTTTGATAATGTTTAGTAAACTCTTCATTCATATATCCGTTATATGCAACACCACCAGCAATACATAAATTATCACAAGACTTTAAAGGATAAACAAACTCTTTTATTTTATCAATAGTAAATTCTTGTAGTGTATAAGCTAAATCATTAATATTATCTAGTCTGATATGTTTAAACTTTTCTTGTTTCTTTTCTGTAATAGGTCCGTCTAATATTATTTCAAACAAGTTATAATAGTAATCACTATGTTGACCATAACCTACCTTACCCATAAGTTTACTTGCACCTAATGTTCCAAAACCTGTGAGATTTGACATATGATTCCATAACCAACCTATCGGTAACTTGTCTGATAAGTCTATCATCTTTTGTTCTTTATCAAAAAACACACATCTATATTTTGAACCTATACCATCAATGGCCAGAATATCTGACTTATCAAAACCAGAATTTAGAAAGGCGTATGTAGCATGAGATTGATGATGGTCGATATAGTAGATGTTATCTTTTAAATAAAAATCCCATAGACTTTTTGGTTCATAATCAAATACATCTTTTGGCAATAAATCTCTACACATTCTAATACCACCATAAGTGTAAGTGAATGCTAGAATATCATCTGCCTTTTTAAAATACTCTTTTACAAAATCATCATTTAAACGATAATCAGCTGGGTTTAATATGTCTGATTGATGAGCATATGCTTCAGCATGATAAGGTAGATTATGTTTAAATCTAGTTTCTCTTTCTCGTTGATTGTGCCATACACCATCATATGTATTATGGTCGTGTAGATTTAAGGCAACAGCGAATATCTTTCTCATTCTAATAGATTCCCATACTTGCTCATTGGAAAATGACCCTTTGGTTGCACCCATTCAGTACAGGTTTTGCAATAATTCTCATACTTGAACAATCTGAAGTTCATCATCTTATCTATGTTCTCCTGCGTTAGGTCAAAGGTTTTTGACAATTCTTTATTATTAGCAAACTTCTTACTGCAATGTACAATATGTCTTTTTTCAAAGTCAATAACAGGCACCATCGGAAAAGAAGCACACATTTTACGGTCAATTTCAGCAGCCTGAATAACATCTGTAAACTCTGGTGACCTGCCGTTAAATGCTTTCCACATTGTATTCTTGTGGTCTAACTTGTTCATCACTTCTGGATATTTGTCTTTGTATTTGTAGAAGTTTGGTGTTCGTACAACAACATTATAATTATTAAAATCATTCTCTGGTATATAATCAAAGTTACCTAGTTTTGTAACTTCGTTTTCATACCAATCTAATATGTTATGTTCAACATATAGAATATCTTTGTCTTCTAATATCTCTGGATATCTCTTACGAACAAATGAGTTTGACAAAACGGAACAGACATGGTTTGGATTCTTTTTAACTTCATCAATAACTTCTCTTAAATTTTTAATAAGGCCTGGTTCACCACCTAGTAAACATACTCTTATTTTGTAGTTTCTTAAATAGTGTAATGTTTGTTTCAAGAAATCCATATCAACTGTTAAGTTTCTCATTTCTAAAGTATAACTTGTACAGTAATGACAATTCTTATTACACGACATAGATAGAAAGAAATCTATCGCTAAATAATTTTGTTGTATTTCTTGTAATGTTTTCATTGTATCAGTTTAAAAAATAGTTTAGTAAAAGCAATCTTCAATTTATCTGGTGATTTGAAAGATGTTTCTTCAAGGTAATTTGGCATAGTATATAACTTTTCTATAATGTAATCGTAAATATCTTCCGTTTCTTTTGTTATTAAGTTATGGTCAATCTCATAATCGCCAACCAAATCTTTCATGTTTTGACATAATACAATAGGACACCTATCAGTAATATCAACCATATTGCCGTTGTCATCTACCTTCCAAAATTTTGAATAAGATTTATTATGTTCTATCATACCAATATTAATATAGTATTAACAACTTTGTTAATTTCTTCCTTCGTCATGTAAGGGTGTATAGGTAATGATAGAATAGTATCACAAACTTCTTGACTAATCCATTTATCTTCTTTTCTATGAGGTATATTATTCCACATAGGGTATTCTGATAATGGTCTTTCATAATGTACCGTAGCACCTAGCTTTTCTTTTACTTTATCTCTTGTTTCTTTATCTTTAAATCTTACCACATATTTGTGATAGTTATGATTTAATTCTGGTGGATTATCTTGTACAGTTACCACATCTTTTAATGCGTCATCATATAGTTTGGCAACGGCTTGTCTTTTCTCAATGTACCAATCTAATTTGTCAAGTCTGTAATTAATAACTTCAGCATTGAACAATAACATTTTAGAATTATAACCTAACATTTCATGTTTACCATGTTGTCTTAACTTCTTAAATATTTCTGTATCACCATCTGTTACAATTGCACCACCGCCAGCTATGCCGGCAATAACTTTATTATCGTTAAAACTTAATGTACTAATATCACCTATCGTACCGGCAGCAACACCATTATAACTAGAACCTAGGGCTTGGCAAGCATCCTCTATAAAAAGAATATCTTTTGCTTGACAGAATTTTTTGATTCTGGTAGTATCTGACATGTTGCCGAATAAGTGAGGATATATTAATGCTTTTACTTTACTTTTAAATCCTTCTTTTGGCGTTTTAGGACCGTACAGTTTTCTAATGCTAGATATATTCATATGCATAGAAATTGCCTCAATACTTGTAAACACAGGCGTTGCACCTGTCATAGCTATGACACTTGCTGTTGATATCCATGAAAAATTGGATACAAGTACCTCATCACCTGGACCTATACCTCTACTTAATAAGGCAAAATATAATGCGTCTGTACCATTAGCACAGGCAACAACATTTCTACCTAATCGTTTTGATAATTTTTTTTCAAGAAACTCGATATTGGTTTCTTGTTTCTTTTGCATAACTCTATCAAAGAGAGCTAAGTATTCTTCTTTGTTTGCTAAGTAATCTTTATCCCAACCTGTCATATATAAACTCCGCTATTTTTTCATGTCCTTTTCCATTTGGATGAAAATCATATTTTGATATTATTAAATCGTTTCTATTATCTCCGTTTTTGTAAAAAAGAGTTTTATCTTCTATAGTGTGTCCTCCGAAACCTTTTGATGGTGGATAACCTATAAAATTTTTAGTGTCTATAAGTTTCTCATATTCTAAAAATAAATTAATACAATTCATATAATCTTTATCTGTAACATTATCGTACTTATAATTTTTTTCAAAATTAGGAGTATCTAAATTTTGTACAATTTCATAATCAGTTTTAGATAAACCTTTAAGATATCCTTGAAAAGGTGATATCATTTGAAATTGTTTATATGATAAATTATACCTTTTACACAAATTTTCAAGTGAGATATAATGACGAAGTGTGTCTTTTATCCAATAAAATATATCACCATTTCTACCCAGTCTTTTGTTTCTCCACATCATATTTTTATGAAATTTATCCGAATGACTAATTTTAGCTGGTGTTAATTTAACAAAAGTTTCATAGTCTTCTCTATGTACTTGTGACCAAGCTGCTAATACCAAACCAATTTCATCTTTTGGTGTTCTTGTAATTTCTTCTAGTAATGTGCTATAGATGTAATTATTTCCGGCACCATTAGCGCCTAAATTAATACAATCCATATTTAATTTTTCGGCTAATAACTCTGGCCATTTAGGAAAGGAACAATCAACATCTGGTGCTGACAACGATTGAAAATTCTTATCAGTAAAACTACAACCACTCACTATTAATTTTTTCTTCATCATATACTCTTTATTAAACTTACAAGTATATTTATATTGTTTTTATATATCTGTTCCGTGGGCGTAGGCCTATTCCAGTAAACAGGACCACCATCTTTTATATTCATATCTCTTACATACTCTACATTTTTACCTAACCATTTAAACTCTACAAATAGTCTAGGCGCTGGGTCAAAGTTAGGTTTTGTATAAACATATGTTTCAAATTTACCTAATATATTTTCAATAGGTGCAAATAGATTATTTAATTTAGGATTAATCCACTTTTTGTTGTATGTAACAATACCATGGTCTGGATATTTGTCAATATGTTTTTCAATCTCTTTGTAATATATCTCATTTGTACCTAAAAACAAATGTTTATATTGTATATCTTTTACAATAGGTTTATATTCATCAAAGTTAATTATTTTTTCATACTGAATACCGACACCGTTTGGATAAACATCATGGTCGCATAAGTCATAAACCTTTTTAGGTTTAAAATACTCTAACGCTAATTGGTAATCTTTAGGATGGTTTTCTGAATAGACTGCTACAATGTTATTCTTAAATAATAATCGTAGAGTTAACAGTTGGTCTTTTGTGTATTTGTGTCTGTCTAGGTATGGCAAAGTAATCATACTTCTACCTAAAACAAATGTTATTTCACTAGAGGCTGGTGTATAATCATCAAACACCACATTTTCATATGTCTTATATTGGTCTTTAAGAGATTTTGTGTAATCATCTTTTGTAAAATCAGGATGAGGTATAATAATAACACGACTTTTTACACCTTGATTATTTAAATAACAACAATGCTCATAACTATATCTTAATAATCCGTCACCAGGTTTACCTGTACATACTATATTCATTCATGTTACTCAATCATGTCAAAGACGGCTCTAAAAAATTCAATTTTATTTTTTGCTTGTCGAATTTTCTTTTTACCTTCTACATTATCAGATTCACTAACTTTTTTTATGTTTTCAAATGCAGCTATTTTCAAGGCAAACAAATGGTCTTCATTATCTTGTTGTTTTACTATAGCGTCAAGAATATTTTTAAAGTATTCATCATTGCCTTCTTCTTTAGCAATAGAAGATAGCATACCACTATCTTTGGCAATTCTCATCACCTGCTCTTCAAATAATCTACCTTCTTCTTTTTTCTTATTATGTGTGTCTTCGTGTAATTTGTCTATCGTAATTAACTCCATAAGCTCTTTGAACATATGGTTGTTTTCGTCATACGGTATAATTGTAGGTATTAAATTTTTACCGTCATCACTCTTTGTTAATACTTCAATATTCTTTCTATCATTGTCTATAAATGAAGCTTCTATGAAGTTATCTTTATTGAACATTTTTATTCTCCTCTATATAATTATATAAATTTGTTTTTGCATACCAGCCAAGACTATTTAGTATTTCTGTATTGGCCGTATTGTCCAATCTTTCAGTTTCATCAGCAATCCTGCTTTCGTAATCAATTTTAAAATAATCTGCAATATCAACAAGTTTATTAGATATGCATGTACCGACATCTATAACACCTCTTACATCATTATGTAAAACGGTATCTATTGCTGATACGACATCATCAACATGTATAAAATCTCTTATATGATTTACATTTAAATATTGTATGTCATTCCTTAATATTTTAGGTATTAACATTGTTTCTCTGGCACCAGGTCCATAGACAGTTGTAAATCTCATACCTAGACTATTAGGATGTTCTAGTTGTTCCATAGCATACTTACTCATAGCATATGGATTTTGCCAAGGTTCATAAGCAGTTGATGAACTTGCATAGATAACTCTTTTAGTTTTATAGAAATCAAATATTCTCTGACTTCCTATTACATTTGTTTTCCAATATTCTGTTGGTTTATCTAAACTATCTCTCACGCCAGATAAACCTGCTAAATGTATTACTGTTTCTATATTGTGAGGAAAATCACAAGACATAATATCATGTCCTGTTAACTTATCTAATGTGATAATTGTATGGTCTTTTTCTTGTAGGTATTGTAATAACCTATTGCCAATAAAGCCTTTATGTCCTGTTAATAATATATTCATTTTTCATTACGATTTATTAATTCTCAAATAATATGTGTTTGCTGTTACGACTGAACCGTTTGGAAACTCTTGCGCTCTATAATCGTCTGCGTTTACAAATCTTGTTTGGTAATTACCTGAACCATTTAAAATTGTATCTGCCATACCAGAACCTCTTGTGTTACCTGTACCTGAAGTACCTATGTTATAACTTATACTATAACCGTCAGTTGAAGAGGCCGCTGTATATCTTATCCATTCTTGTATTAAAGATTCAAAAGTTGCTTCTGGGAAAATTTGTAAATTGTTTCCAGCGTTCATAAAAAACGGAGCAGTATATGATGTATCTGAACCGTCAACTGTATATAGATAATAGTTTGTTATTGTTGTAGGTTGGTCTAATGTTTCTCCAATACCACCTGCTGTATAAGCTGCTGTATCGGCTCTTGTATCTGAAAATATAGGTGTAGCAGAGACTCTTGTCGAACCTGTTTCACTCGTATTTGCTGATATCCAATGTGTGCCTGCTTGTTGTGATGTAGTTGTGCCAGCAGACAACAAATCTATTGCTGGGTGTAAAAAGGTATCTTTTACATCTTGTAAATTCATTGCTTGAATTTGACCACTTGAATTATAATATAGAGGCCAAGTTGTACCTGTGTCAGCAGTAGGTGATACCGAAGAACTTGTTGAAGTTAACTTATCGTATGTTACGGTTACTGTGCTTGGCTCGGCTGTTGTCGCCTCACTAGGGAATGCCGTTGCACTTGATGAAGCTGCGCCTGCCTGTTTTCTAGTATCAGTAATGGCGTCTAAAGAACCACCTGAACCAACAACAGATAAAGCTACACTAGGATTTAATGAATATTGATATACAATTTGGTCGACAATTTCGCCCACCATAGCTGTTGACATTTCTTGAATGTTGCCTGCATTGTTGTATAACGGAGCCCTTACTGACATGATTTAATCCCATTTTTAAGCACCAGCGCCATACAATGTCTTTAATACAGTACCAGATGAATTTAATATTTGTAATGTTACTAGAGTTTTAAACTCATTTTGACCAATGGAATCTGGTGCCATCATTGACTCTGTAATAGCGTCTGTTGAACCTGTTGTAATAATTGTTCCTGATTCGTCTGGTAGAGCAATTGTTCTATCAGCTGTTGGGTCGATTGCATATAATGAAGTTTCTGAACTATCAGGTGTAGAACCCTCAAATATAAAACCACCTGTTCCGGTTGTTGCCGTATAATAATGGCCGTCTGTCGATAAATTAATTGCACCAAAATCAATAAATGTGTTTGCTGATGAAATTTTATCTAATGTTAATGTTTTTCCTGCCGATAGAGCTACAGAGTCATCAATTAATAAAGTAGTTGAATCAGTAGAATTGATTGTGTTACCTGAAAACTGTATAGTACCTAATGTATGTGTACCACCCGTACCTGTAATACTATTACCTGTGATTGTACCAGTTGTAGTTAAGTTTTCATCACCAAAAGATATTGAACCACTTGAGTCTGTAATAGAGCCATTTGTTAAAGACATATTACCAGTTGATACAGTTGGTGCTGTAACAGAGGTTGTGATAGAAACTGCACTAGGTAATCCAATTGTTAATGTGTCAACTGCACTAACAACAGCTTCAATTTCATTTGAAGTACCAAATATTCTTAAAACATCACCACCACCAATTAACTGTTGTGTTGATGAGGCGTCTTCAATTTTAAAACCAGCCGTAGATGTAGCAATACTAATAGTTTCATTCATTGCGTCAACTAGATTAGTTGCCGTAATTGAACCTGTTAAGTTTGCAATATCACCAAAATCTTGTGAGTTTAGATTGTTAAACTGCGTTCTAAAAGTTTCTAGTGTATCTGTTGCTAATATTTGTCTAATTGCCATTGATTAACTCTTTTATTAAACCTTTAATTTCTCTTAATTCATTCTTTAGATTATTTATGTCTTTTACCGCTGTTCTAATTTGGTCGCCATGTTGTTCTCTTGACCTCACTCTTTGCATATAAATATCATATTCAGTTGTGTTAGTATTAACAATACCACTAGAAGTAACTTCTCTAACTAAATGTGTATGTCCTTCTACTTTTAATCTAGCACTCATATTATACCGCCAAAGCTATTCCTCTTAAATCTTTTACTCTAGGTGCATGTGCTGAATTAGTACCTTTCATAACAATCTTAATTTGAAATGCTGTGAAATCAGGTATTGCACTTGCACTATATTTGTATTCTTTAAATTGATTATTAGATTCTGCTGGTGCAACTGTAGTGTCTTCACTACCATTGCCATTAAAAGGTGTCCAACTTAACTCTTTAATATCTCTTACTTCTTCAGATGATGTGCCTCTGAAATAAACCTCAACTTCAGCAGAAGCTCTTACATTTGAAGTAAGTCTAACTTCTAAAGCTGTAGATGGATTATCTAATACAATTGGTCTTGTACAGTAAATAGCAGCTGATGAAGAACCACTTGATTGTTCATCATTTTTAAAGTTTGGTGTATTGATTGATGTAGGACTATTTAATCTGTTTTGAATTGTAATCATACTAATTCTTTGAGTATCAATTACAGGTGAAACTTTTGTATTTGATGTTGTCAATGAACAATTTACAAATACTGATTTACTTCCAGCCATTTCGTTTGTTTCATTTATTTCACTTGCAACCATATTTGGCGCTTCAAAGTAAATGTTATCATTTGCAACCACATTAACTGCATTTGCACTTGATGTTAATGAAAACTCTGTTTCTGCACCATGAACTGATTTACCACTTGTTGGTCTGATTGTGTAACCAATATTAGTATCAGGTACAGTCATAGTTTGTAAGTTTAACATAGCCACATCATATAATCTATTTTGTGTTGCAACTACTGAACTACCACCTACATCTCCTGTTGATGTAGCAGTCGAACTATCTGCAATTTGAATATCATAACTATCTAAAGTTACATTTGAAATTGATGTGTATGTTCCATTGATAGATGAACCTGTAATACCATTGTAGTCTGTGCTAGCACCTAATCCTGAAATGGTTACATTGTTTGATGTGCCATGCATACCATGATTTTTATGGAATACTCTAACTACATCTGAACCACTTGTTGTTCTTAATGGGTTTGATTTTAATGTTTTACTTGGTAAAGTATCATTAACTAATGTAACATTACCAGTAACATTTGAGAATTCAGCTCTCTTCATTTTAAATTTAACATCTTCATTTTGTTCAGCAGTCCATGTAGAACCGTTTTGAGATTTAAATAATACACCAGCATAAGGTTGTTGAGAGATTGTTCTATCTGAACCTAAATTAGTTTGACCAACTCTTGACACATATACATTATACTCTTGTGAGTTTGCTAACAATACAAAAGCATACTCTGTATTTTCTTGTATAAACAGAGGACTAGGGAATGTAAATGTTGTAGCCACGCTAGCGTCTGTACTTGTTGACACAGCAGATGGATTTAATGACACCTCTGAAAAAGGTAAAATGTTCGTAGATGGATAACCATTCTTAACTTCTCTAACTTGAAGAGTTACAGGAACTTGTGAGTCTGTAGCTCCCGGTTTAGATTGGAAATATATATCAAGTGAAGTAACAAATACACCACCTTTATCATCTATCAAGAATGTTTGAGCAAGAGGATCCCACCAACCAACTTGTCTGTCTGTTCTTCTAGTTGATGTTCTTGCAATTGTTCTATTCTCTGTAGTATTTTCTCTAACAATTCTAGGCTCTCTTGTTGAAACAATTGTTTCTCTAACTGTTTCTAATGAACCACTTGCTGAATAATCTCCTTCACCAGCAGTTTCTACCTCTGAATTTAAATCGTTAGTAGATGAACTTGTTAATCTGAATACTCTAGTACCTGTTCGCCATCTAGGATTTGAATCCACAGTAGGGTCAGGTATTGCAAAAGAACCTGATAATGCACCGTTGGCGTCTGACACCAAGTTACCACCTAATGAACCACCTGTAGGCGTTACATATGATGATATATCAATATTTTCAAAGAATGGATATACTCTTGTGTTTGGTTTAAATCTTGTACCTGTAAAGTTTACTGTTCTACTTCTAATGAATGGAATAAATGCAACATTAAGAACTCTATCGCCCATTGACCGTCTAACAACTTGTGGTACAAATACACTTCTAACACCTGTTCTCGTTTGATTAACTTGTTGAACGGATGTAATTTCTTGTGTTTGTAATACTCTTCTTGGAATACCGTGAGCAAATGTTTGTTCTCTTCTAGCACCACCAATATTTCTAGTACCTGATTCTACAGGTCTACCAACCCAATTGTCTTGCCATTCATTCCAAACAGTACCTAATTGTATTTCTGTTAAGTTAGGATTTCCTAAATTAGCAGCCATAGTATCAAACATACCTTGTTGGTTAACAACTAATTCTGGCACTCTTTCTGTTTCTTTCCACTCATCTCCTGGTGGGTCTAACTCAACAGTACCAACCCATGTGAATACATTGAATGGATTAACATTTAAAAATTTACTTGCAAAAGGTTGGTCAATTAAAGTTTGTTCAGTATAAGGTAATGTAATTAAATCACCAGTTTTCTGATAATTATTATCTGTTCTATCTGTAGAAAGAATTGCTGTACCATCATTATCAGCTTCAATCAACTGAACTGAATCTGTTTTACAAATTGGTCTTGCTTCACCTGAAGCCATATCCATTGCAATTCTGTAATCTAAATTACCAACATCACCAATACCATGACCAGTAAAGTTATCTACGATAAATCCATTTTTAAATCTATCAAAACCATCTGCGTCTTGTATTTGTAATTGTTGTGTCTGTGTTTCTAATAAAGATAATTGAGTATAGTATTCAATATTTTCTATTCTTTTTTCTAATCTACCAATATCTCTCATTGTATATCTTCGATTATCAATTTGTTCTATTTCAATTTCTTCTTCGGATAGAGTATATGGTGCTAGTGACAATGTGTATAAATGCATTGCACCATCTAAATTTTTAGGAACTTGTGGGTCTAATGAAGACGCACCTTCAACAACTTTAAATGAACCGTCTTTATCTAAAAATACTTTATCAATTCTTGATAGATAGTATTCAAAATCTGTAGTTACATCATCACCAAATTTAACAACATCTACTGTTGAAGCACCTGTGCCATCAAAACTTCTATCTTGACCACCTGAATTAATTGTACTTGCGTCATCAACTCTTGGTCTAAAGTCTAAACAATCTCTTAATTGAAATGATTGTCCTGTTGTATCTGATTTGTATTCTGGAATATCTGCATAGTTAACAACACCTGAATAAGAGTCAACATCAAAATAATCTCCTGAACCGTGTGAGAAGTAATCAAAGTTAACAAGTAATCTACCTGTTGGTGTTAACTCGCCAGTTTTTAATTTAATTCTACCAATATCATAGAAGTTATCTCTTTGACCTGTATCTAATTCAAATCTACTTGTAATATCTGTATGTGATGTTGTAGCAGCTGTGCTAAAATCAGGAGACATATAAACATTATTAATTTTATAAACATCAGCCTTTGCTAAACCTATAACACCACTTTCGATAGTAGCTTGTGTAGATACTGCTACAGTAGAACCTGTATTTAATGTTTTAGTTTTAGAACCTGCAACTGAACGATTTACTGTCGCAATAATTTTTAATTCTGCGTCTGCATAAGCAGTACCAAAATCCAAGTCAAGTGTTTTTCCTGTTGGAGAACCTGATAGTGTGAATATAGGGTTGCCATCAGCATTATTACCTGTTAAACTTAGGATGTTTCCGTTAGCACCAGATGAAGCTGAACCAATTGCTTTAATAGATACAGTATAATCTCCTTCAGATAAACTAGCAAATGTTTCGTTTGTACCTGCTGAAATTTGACCTGAACCGGATGATAACTGTTTTATAAACTGTCTTCTTACTTTAAAGTTTGTATCTGTAATACCTGAATTAGAAGTAGTTTTTAAAGTCTTAACTGCTTCATTTGGCAATTTAAATATAGATACATTTTTATTTGAATCTTGTAATTTAGCTCTGTTTCTAGTTGCAACAGATTTAGTTGAAACATCTGAACCACCAACAGCAGCTGATAATGTCAAAGAAGTATTTGATATGATAGCTTCTACAATTCTAGTTACTGTTCCACCTGCGTCTGTAGAGATTGTAATTTCATCTCCGATTTTTAATTCTGTATTAAATAAAGTACCAAAACCAGTAACAGCAGTACCACTATTTGCAACTGTAATGTTACCTGTAATCTGTAAACTTTCTCCATATGATGAACTTCTTGATACATCAGCCGTGTATGCTGGTGTGCCCGCCATACCAATTTGTTTAGTAGCAGAAAAATCATATTGTCTAACACCTTTTAGGCCAACTGCGTCTGCTTGAATAATTGCTGTATTACTTGATGTGCCACCAGTAATTGTTTCACCTGTAACAAATGAACCGTTTGTACTTGATAAGACTAATACTCCGTGTGTAGCAGTACCGCCTGAAGTATATGATGTAAATCCAGTACCGTCAATTGAACTTATACCGTCTGTGGCATACAATTGAAAAGTGTTTGCTGCTGGATTTCTAACAGTATAAACATTACCATTTAATTCTGTCATACCTGCAACACTTGAAATTGTAACTTGTTGTCCTTCTTTAAGTGAATGTGCTGTTGCTGTAATAACTACAGGATTAGCTGCTGTTGCACCTGAAATTGTAGCGCTAGTAGCAGTTGTTATACTTTCTACCGTACCTGTAGCATTTGAAGTGCTACCTGTTATAGTTTCTCCCGTTGTGAATGCTGTGTTTGTAGTAACATTTAAATGAGTGAACATGTTAATGTCAAACATGTAATGTCTATAAATTGCACTTGTTAAACTTGAACTAGCAAATGTGTATGCTGAAGCAGCTCCAGTTACATATTGAAAACCTTTTGACTTAGCACGACCAATTGATGTTATAGAACCACCTGAACCTGCGTTTTCTGTACCTCTAGCACTTGTTAAAGTATCGTAGAAATTAATTCTTTTAAATGCTTCTGTAGAACCTGATACAAAACCTACATCTGGTGAACCAAATATATTTGTAACATTAACATAGTTACCTACATCAAATTTAGTAGTAAAATTATTTTGTGTATCAAAATCTCTGGCCTTATTTAAATTAATAAATGTAGTACCGATTGTTTCAATTTCATAACCTTTAACATATGCTTTACCAGCACCTAAACCTAATGCTAGTTTAGTTTCTAAACCACCGTTAGCTGAAGTGTAAATACCTCTGTTATTACCACTTTTTAAATGTTCTCTAATATCTAAATCGAAATCTCTTACTGCGTAGTCACCACTTTCATCAAATGTTCTACGAGCAAGTGTATCTTCTAATACTGCATAGTCTGTTGTTCTTACTTGATTTTGTAAGATACCTGCTTTTAATCTTAACAACTCTACAAAGTTTGCGTCATCTGTAGCAGCTAAAGTTTTCTTTGTAAGTGTTAATGTAATTTTAAATCTGTGAGCACCAGGAGCATTTAAGTTAGATGTTCCTTGTGCATTATCATTTAAACTTTGGTCATCATTTGGAGTTTCAAATGTTTCAGCAACTAATAGACCTACTCTGTAAGATGGTGTGTTACTATATTTTTCTAAAATTAAAGTTTGTTCAGCAACTTCGACATGAAAGCCGTTGATATAATAAACACCCTCTGCAATATAGGCAGCTGAACCTGTAGCACATGTATTTACTACTGCTGAAACTGTTGTTACAACTCCTTGTAAAGTTGTAGAAACAGAGATTGTTTCTCCGTCTGTAAATTTTGTAGAAGAATTATTAGTACCTGAAGTTTCGTATTGTACAAATAATGTGTTAGGGTCAGTACCGTCTGTAGCAGATATGTTAATTACTTTTGCAACAACGCCTGAAGTTTGACCTGTTAATTGTAAGTTATTAAAATCTGCAAGTGTAACACCAACTGCGGCTGAATCTGTGAATGAAGTTAACTTAACAGCATAATAATTAATATTATAACCGATTTCACCAGGAATAACCATTGCACCTTTTTCAAAAAGATGGTCTGATACTCTTTCTACTTGATTTTGTAGAATTGATTGTGATTGTGTTAACTCTCGAGCCTGAACTGCAAATGACGGTCTAAAAAGAATTCTGTGAAAATTCTTTGACTCGTTAAAGTCATCATAGTAAGGTGAGAGGTTAAAGTCAGTTGGACTTGGCATTTAACTCTCCTAAAATTCTATAACCAGTTTAATATTCTCTGTTTGGTCAGCAGCTCTTGTAATCGGCGCTCTGTTTTCAATGTAAAGAATATCACCAGAGTCAGCGTCTATTTCTGCACTTGAATATCCACTTGTAAATGCCTGGCTGTTAATAGTGCTTGTTGATGTTGTAGGTGTACCATTAGCACTTGATGTTTGGCCTGTAATAACATTTTGGCCACTAAATGCTGTTAAATTTCCATATTGGTCGATACCTTCATCAACATGTCTTGTTTGTATATAGTACAATATACTATTAACTGAATCCCATTCTACAACCTTACCTACTGCACCTGTAGAGGCTTGGTTAATTTCTTCGTCAATTGTAAATGTTCCTGAAACACCTGAAAGGTTAACTGCTTTTGTACCTCTCATTGTAGTTGATGTGGCAGCTGAACCACCTGATTTTGGATCCCTAATCAAAGTAATTTTTCTAAAGTCGTTTGCAACTGTGAAGTCACTTGTGTTTGCACTTTCAGTACCCTCTAGTGATGTATTCATCATCACATAAAATCCACCTAATTCTTCTACTGCATTAAATCCGTGTCCGCCTTTTGGTTCGATTATACAATCTAATTCTGCACCAACAAGGTTTGAAGCACCAGCGGCTACGATTTGTGCATTTGAAACTGTAGCAAAAGTATAACCTGTTCCAGGAGTTGTAACTGTAACTGCTGTTACTGTACCTGAAGTTACCGTAACTGAAACTTTACCACCCGTACCGTCACCTTTGATATCAATATTTGTATGTGTGCCGTCTGCACCACCTGAACCAGCAGTTTTAATTTTTACAATGTTAATTGCACCATCAACAGCTGCTGATGATACTGTTGAGTTTGTCGTTACTGCCATAAAGTCAGTTGACAAGAAATTTGATTGTTGCGAAGCAGATAGAGTGTACATATATTTCCACTTATATCCGTCAGCAGTTGAAATAATATCTGGTAGTGTTGTAGATGGTTCTACAGTTGAAGCTGCATTACCATTGTTATCTAAACACTTGTAAACATTTCTAGCTGATGTTAATACATAAAAACTTGCGTCATGTAATGTCGAAGCACCACTATTTGCTGTAATAGTTGATGTATTACCTGTTGCATAATCTCCATAATCATGTCTGTAAATATCGTAAATTGTGCCTGTTGTCCAGTTTCTTCTTGGTATACAGAAAGTAACATCTGTTGAAGTAATTTTTTTAGCCGCAATTAAATCATCATAAGGATATGTCTGAGCAGTTGTATTATCTGCTGGTGTAATTGGAGCTGCGTCTGTTCCCTCGTTATTTGTTCTACTATCTGCTCTTGTAGATGTAGCAAAAGGTTGAGGTCTTCCGATACCTAGGTAAAATGTATTACCTGAAGCTTCAGAAAACGCCTCTGAAAATTGTTCACTATTGTGAATTCTAAATCTGTCTGTTATAATTGCTGGCATACTATTTTATTTCTTCCTTAACTATATTTATACAAGTTTTCATTAGCTATATAGTTTCTTGTTTATTAAAATTGTTTTATAAGCATTTTTGACTTCCGTTGTCCAAGCAGCATTACAAGCATTCTGTATTTCTGTTGAAAAACTTGATATATCACTATCAGTCCAAACTTCGCTATCGTCTATGGTACCTGGTCCTAAAGTAGACCTATGATGAGTTTGACTAGTTACATTATCGTCATCATCTGTTACTGTTGTGGTTGTTCTATAATTTAGAATACCCCTACTATCTAATTGCCATTTATCTATTGCTGTTGTTGTTGCCATAATCTATCCTAATCTATATCCGTTGTGTAAGTAAATGTAGCTTTTAATGTTCTATTACCTATTTGACTTCTTACTAATGGCACATTGTCCGTTCTTGACTTCATACTTCCGCCTGTTCCAGATACCTCTGAATAAACTGGTTCATTGTGTCCTTCAACTAATACATTAAAAGAAATTGATTCACAATCATTGTCTCCAGAAAAAGGTAATCCACCAAAAGAAGAAGCTTGAGAAGCGTCTCCTGGTCCTGCGTTATAAGTAGCACTTACATCCGCTTGTACAAATTTACCAATTTTAATATATTTTGCCTCTGCTACAGAAGCAAATCCTATATTTGTTGTAGGGGTCCATGTTCCTGTTTCAACGGTATTACTACCAAAATGATGTAAATTATTTGCTAATGTTCTTGTTATTGTTCCCATTATAGATACCTAATTGTAATTTCTGCCGTATTTGCCGGCGCCGTTGCCATGGTTAATGTTGTCCCAGAAATTGTATAATCATCAGTAGGAACTAAACAAATACCATTTACGAATACTAACATGTCATCAACAACTTTACCTGCTGTAACAGTATATGCTGTTGTTGAACCGTTTCCTGTATATTTTTGAACTGAAGGTATTTTTTGTCTAATATACAAAGTACCATTCATTGCACCGTGTGATGAACAAATATAATAAATTGTTATTTGGTCACTTGGTACTTCAAAATATAAAACGCCACTTGTTTTACCTTGAGCATTCACACCTGTTGTTACAGTACCATCTGTAGCGACATGTGTTAAACCGGTTGTAATTCTGTTACCTGATACATATGTTGAACCACTAGAAGTTTGTAATACAAAAGGATGTGCATTACTTAAACTTGTTAAATCAAATGCAATTGTTTGACCTTGTTTAGCATAGATTGTTGGATTATCCGTAGAACCATAATGTCCAAATCTATAAGCTGATGAACCATTTGCTGATACATCAAATCTAACTGCTGTATCTTCATATGTAGAAGTTGAAACAGATACATCACCTGGATTAAATCTACCTTGCGCTGAACTCCATATTAATGCTTGTCCGTTTGTAACACCTGTAATGTTAACATTTGATAAATCGCCAACTGAAGCGTTTTCATTTATAAGTTTTGTCCAACCACCTGAGTCTGCAACATAAGCTTGATTACCACCTGTGTCATATGCAAACATACCCTCATAAGTTGTTTCACTAGGAAAACTTCCCACATTAGCAAAGTTAAATCTAATTTTTGAACCTGATGATGTATTATCAAATGCACCTGTAACATTAGCAGCTGAAATATTTGTAATTGTGTTACTTGCACCACTAATTGTTTTATTAGTTAATGTGTCTGTAGATGTTTCGGTTACAATTGAACCGTCTGTAGCAAAAGAAACTTTATTGTCTGTTACAGTTGTTGTAATACCAGAACCACCTTCAAAAGTTAAAGTTTGACCTAAACTTACTGTGTCTATAGTAGAAGCGTCATCTTTAATTGATAATGTAGGAAAAGTATTACCAGCACCTGTTAAATTTTTATTTGTTAACGATTGTGAACTTGCTGTATCAACAAGTGTTGCGTCTGAAACCATTGTGTTAACTTCAGCAAATGTACCTGATAAAGTATTGTCTGTTAAGTCAATAGTTTTATTTGTAATCGTAGCAGAACCAGAGGCAGTCAATAGTGAGGCAGCGTCAGCAGAAATAGTTAATGTATTACCTGATAATACACTATTAATAGCATTACCACCTAAAATTTTTAATGTTTCGCCATTAGCAGAAATTGTCGCAACTGTAGATGAATCGTCTGCGATTTTAATTGTACCGTCAATGGTAGTACCGTTACCAATCGCTGTGTAAATTTCATCAAAATTTAAATTGACTTTATTAGCACCTGCACGGAGATTATCACCTGTTCCGTCGTTTGCGTTAGTACCTCGATTTATTGTAAGTTTTGCCATGTTTGCCTGTTATCTCTTTATACTATTTATAAGGTTTCTACGGTGTCGTATCATCAAATGTTAAACTATCACTATCAAATTTAGTTAATGTATTACTGAATAGGTCGGCGTTTGTTCCGATTTCACAAGGAAACGCATATTTCATCTTAATTTTACCACCTATATCACTTGAAGTAAATAAGAATATAGGAACTTGTTGTCCGTCAAGAGCTGTTTTAGTGCCCTCAATTCTTAAATTGTTTAAGTTTACAAATGAGTTTGCGTGTGAATCAGGATTGCTTAAACCAAATACAGTATTTGCATATTTATTTAATGAACTATATCTTGGTCCTCCGTAAGCATATCCACTTCTAATATCATGCGTTACACCATTACCATCTACAAATAGATTTCTAGGTCTACTTAAATAATCAAGTGTTATGTTTTCTCTAGTTGCCGTCAAATCTCTAGTGTTTGCGTCAAAAGGGTCCCTAAAGTCATTACTTACATCTGAATTACCACCGGATTGTGGTTTAACTCTTAATGATGTACCGTCTGTTTTTGTTCCCAATCTTCTACCAAAAACTGTAGTGAATAAAGTATTTACTAGTGATAATAATGGTGCTTCTAATGTACCAGATGTAACACCTTGAACAGGACCTTTTGCCGTTACGACTATTTTTGATTCAATATCAACTTGACCTGTGAAGTAAAAACCTGATGTATGCATTGTCTTTTTAAATGCGTCACGCCATCTAGCGATAGATTGGCCTACTTTAATTACATAAGAATAATCTTGATAGTATAAACTATCTTGTACTCTCATTGTTGTTTCAGAAAGTTTACCTCTCTCACTAATAAATGCACCGTCTGTATCTGACACGGCAACAACATTTACTGAAGCTGTTGAGATATCTAATTTTTTAAGTACACATGTTCCACTACTACTTGAAGTAATAGTTTCATTTAAAACGAATGTTCCTGATACAGATTTAATTCTTAATAAACCTCTATCAACATCAAAATCTGCAATTTCTCCAGTAGCGCCTGAAGTTTGACCTGTAACTGTGTCACCTTTAATAAACGGAGTAACAATGTTTGTT